GCCGGAGATGTTGGTCTCGCGGAACACGGAGTCCTCGGTGGCGATGAGGGCGAGGACGTTCAGTTTCGCCATGTGCGCCATCAGCCCGATAGCATTGTTGTATTGGCCGATGAGCCGGTTGACGGTGGGGCGGCGGCCGATGACGAACCGGGGTCCGGTGGTGAGCGGATTGTCAACAACATCAAGGACGGTGTCGCCGCTGTCCATCATCACCCAGGTGCCTTCCCCGGAGTGGTATTCGATGACCTCGATGCCGGGTTGGCTGACGGTGTATCCCTGCCCTTCGTAGAGGACACCGAGGTCGCCGACCCGGTTCTCGATCCGGGCTCTCTTCTCCGGGTACAGTTCGGCGAGGCTCAGCGGCGGGACCTTCCGCACCGTTACCATCTCGTCGGGTTCCTCGTCGTAGCTCCACCATGCCGGGTAGGTGATGAACGGGTTACGGATCTCGGCGACCGGGTACCGGTTGTCCTCAGCGTCGCGGCGTTCGGTGATCACCCACACGCAGTAGGCGTAGACGGGGAGCCATCTGGCTTGGAAACGGAGCTGGCGTTCCAAGCGTCGGTGATCGTAGGATCTGATGATCCGGACCCGTTTGTCGGCCTTGTCTTGTTGGTCCTCCGCTGTGAGGCCCCGCTCTGTCGGCCACGGGTCGGCTTTGGTGTCCGGCGGTTGGCCCAGGTCGTGACCGAGTCGGGTGGCGCCGGACTCGAACATGTTGAGCGCGGGAATGTCAGTGTCGCGTAACTTAAGACGGGGACCGAGGAGGGCGAGCAGGCCGTTCTTGCCGCCGTCGATGATGTCACGGACCCGGCGCCGGTCGTCTGCCAACTCGACGAACGAATGCCGGATCAGGTTCATCCGTTCCTTCACCCGGCGTTCCGACATCACCATGGTGATTCCTCATAGGAAGAGACGGCGTAGTCGGCGAACATCGGCTCGTAGGTTACCTGCGCCTCCCTCATTTGTTCGATCAGGAGGGCACGGATCACTTTCATCGGGAACCAGGACGCCATCAGCAGGTCGCCGGTGGGTCGGGAGCGGCTGCCGGCGACGTCGGGATCGAAGTTGACTGCCTGGCGGGTGAAGGTGTCCACTAACAGTGTGGAGGCGGCGTCACCGTAGGGGAGGTCCACCATGTCCTCGGTGTACCAGTGAGCCATCGCCGGCACCCCGTATTGGGCGTCGGTCTTGTTCGATCCGGTCTGGTGACGGTCCAGGGCGATACCACGTGTCGACGCTGCTTCTCGGACTCGGGAGTCGTCGAGGTAGAGGCGTTGGATGTTGGCGGTCTCCACCACCCAATGCCGCAGCGCGTAGGCTTCATGCCATCGGATCATCAAGGCGAGGAACTGTTCGATGCCGCCACCTCGCGGGTTGTCGGCGTCGAGGAGGTACCGTTTCTTGTTGGAGAACAGGAACAGCCACAGCCATGCTGCCTGGTGACCGACCGCCGCCGGGTCTAAGCCGGCGACCAGCTGATACGCCTTCGGGGACCCGTCCTTGTTCCGGAACGGGGTGAGGTCACCGAGGATCCGGCTCGTGTTGCGGGCGGCGACCAGCGCCGCTTTGGGGAAGGTGATCTGCGTGGTGGGTCGGGGCCGGTTCTGATACACCATCTCGAAGAGGGATTCCAGGTTCATTCCTCGATGGGTCTGCCACTTGTTGTACCACCACACATACGGGTGCCGGTCTGACCACAGCATGCAGGTCTGGTGGAGAGCAATGTCGTCCGGGTCGAATCGGCAGTTGTCGTCGTGGGCTTGTTCGACGATGGTCTGCCAGATCGGGTCGGCGATCAGATATCCGTAGAAGTCGTCGTAGTGTTGCCGGGAGCCGATGATGATGAAGGCGGTGTGGGTTTCGTTACGGGAGTCCACCGCGGTGACCAGCTTGTGTCGGCTGTCCTCGCGGGCTGAGGCGGTCCGGGTGTTGGTTTCGTCGATGACGTCGTCGAGGATGAGGAAGTCGACGTCGCGGGTGAGCACGGTGCCTTCCCAACCGAGCCCGACCATGGTGGACGACTTGCGGGCGATGGTGCGAGTGGAGACGGTGAACTTGCGTTGCGACCAGCCGCCCCGGGCCGGCTTGAAGGACCCGTCCGGTCCGACGAACGCTTCGATGAGGGCGTCGTTGTGCTCGAGCTCATCTTTCACCAACCCGACCATGTCGTCGGCGACTTCACCCGACTTGGCGACCCACATGATCCTGATGTCCGGGTTACGGCAGATCAACCAGACGCAAAAGTGGACCAGCAGCTCCGACTTGCCGTGCCGGGGCGGCGACAGGATCATCTGTTGCCCGCCGGTGAAGATGGCGTGAAGCACGGCACGGATCCAAGCCCGGTGGTAGCCGAGGTTGACGAACCGGACGTCGACACCGCCGACCCGTTCAGCGACGAAGAACCGGTCCCGGAAGGCGACGAACCCTTCCACCAGGTCGTCGAGGAACTGGAAGTAGGCGGCGGTGCCGGCAGCGGGGATGTCGATGTCGGCGGGGCCGAGCAGTTTCCGTTGCGCCTCAGGGGAGAGGCGTGGTATCAAGCCGAGAGCGTTGCGTCGGTCGACGACCACCGCGGCGAGAGCTCGGGTCATCGAGGTGCGTTCCACTCCCAGGGTGGCGGCGGCTTGCCCGATGGTGATGGTGCCGGCTAACACCTGGTCGGAGATCGGGTGGCTGCCGAGGATCTCATACAGATCACCGCGGCGTAGGAAGCTGTCTTTGACGTCAAGGTCCTTATACCGCTCTGTGAAGGTGTTGAGCCCGGCGCGACGCCGATACGACTCGCGGGCTGAGCAGGTGTGGGAGCAGTAGGAACGTTGCCGACCCACCAACGCGTTGATGCAACCGTCGGCTTGACAGATACGGAGTTCGGTGTCGGTGGCGGTCACTCATCCCGGATCGTAACGCGAAAACAGCTGGACCCCCCGCGAACGGGGGGCGCCAGCTGGAGAGGAGGAGAAAAGGTTCTCCATCCAGTGGTGATCATACATGGCGCCGGGACAACCAACGGCTCTGGAACGGGACCATGGATGGCTCTGTAACCGTCGACTGCCCGGCGCCGATGTATGATGGGAGGGTAGCAGAGAGGAGACGAATGGGACGATCCACCGAGACCTACCATCAGGCCGTCGGCCAACTTTCGAGCGAGATCCCGTACCGCAGCCTCGAGGTGCCGCTCATTTACGAGTTCGTCGAGGAGCTGATGCGCCGGTGGCCGCATCTGGTGATGGACCGACTGCTCGACATCAAGGCGGAGCAGCTGGCGGACCGGCTGATGGGGATGGATCTCGGATGAGGGAACCCACCTACCCGTTCCTGATCTGCACCAAATGCTACGAGGTCAACGGATGGGCCGACCCCCATTGTTTCGATGGGCGGCATGCTTGGGTGACGGCCAACGTCACCGAATGCCCGTACATGTCCCTCACCGCGACCGGGAGGACCACCCCACCCCGGGTCGCTGCTGCTGATCGGGACTGTCAAGCATCGGGAGACCTCGGCTACGAGTCGCACCATTACGGGGATCGGCGTCGTCGCCACTTCACCGTCCCGATGGCTCGAGGCGTGAGCCCGCTGATGCCTCACCGGGTTCACGTCTACCCGCTCAATGATGAGATCGAGCATGACACCGACGGTGATGATTGTCTCTGCACCCCGGACATCGAGGAGGTTGAGGGTGGTGGTATCGTCGTCATCCACCATTCCCTCGACGGGAGGGAAGCAACCGAGGTGGTCACGGATGCCTAAAGAAATGCACCGCCGGCTTGCCGCCCAAGCGCGGAAGAAGGGTTTCAAGGAGGGTTCGGCCCGTTACGACGCCTACGTGTACGGGACGATGCAGAAGCACAAGGGAAAGAAGCGCTGATGAGGATCACCCTCCGCACTGTTACCGTCGAGATCCCGACGTATCGACGAGGCCGGGGCGCGGTCAACCGGTTCAACCCATTGATCATGATTGGGACACACCTGGGTCCCACCGACCTGTATGCGACGTTGATGACGGACCCGATTCTTCCCGCGGATATGACGGCTGAGGTCAGCGGCGCCGGTTACGCCACGACCGCTGCATACCCTGACCACTTCATCGTCGACGACTTGGCTCGGTCGTGAAGATCGCCCTGCGCACGATCAAGGTGGATGTGGCTCCCCGGCCGCTGCTTACCTATACCAACCCCTACGCCGGCGTTCCGGCGGCGCTGATGGCGAAGATGGTCGAGATCAGCCAAGCGATCGACGCCAGTTTCATCTCAGCGCATTCTGGCTCCAAACTGATCGGTGAGTTGGCGAAGGCCGTCGTCTCTGATCCGATGGCGAGGGCAGACCGTGACGTATTGATGGCGTCCTGGCTGGCCTTCAAGGAATACCTCAAGCCGTGAAGGTCGTGCTGCGCACCGTCGACGTCGGTCAGACCATGACTCCGGCGGGCTCCGCCTTGGCTCGCCTCTGTGACCTGTGCGGCCGTCACAACATAAGAACACGGCGAGAGGGAGCGGTCGATGTCTGTTTCTACTGCTCGATGGGCCTCGACCAACTTCCCGTGATCACCGAGTTCCATCTCACCCCGGCGACGGCCACGGTGATGGTTGCTTTCCAAGACGGGATCCGTGTACTAGTGTCGAGGCTCCAGCTATCCGAGGCTTACTCCCCGGCGGCCGCCCTGCAAGAGGTCTACGCCGAGGGGAGCTCGGAGGCACCTTAGACAAGGAGAACAACCATGGCCGCCCCTCTAGCCCGATCCAGCTACAAGGTCATCTACGCGTCGGCGGCTCGGACCGCTTCGACCACCCCGATCGTCGTCGACACCCGGTACTACTCGGGGCTCATCGCCTACGTGGATGTGACCGCGATCGCGGCCACCCCGTCGGTGGTGCTCAACATCGACGGCTACGACGCTCTCGCCGATGAGGCATACACGCTGCTCGACTCGGCGGCGATCGTCGCCGTCTCTTTCAACGTGTACAACATCTGGGCGGGGGCGGCGGTGACCGCCAACGTGTCCGCCAACCGGCGTCTGCCGGACAAGGCGCGCCTCGAGGTGATCCACGGCGACGCCGACTCGATCACCTACGCGGTGACTATCGTCCTGCTCCCCTAACCCGAAGGTCCTCGATGAACCAGCCGACAGGCGACGTCACAGACGTCCCGTATCGTCTCCCCACCCCGCTCGACGACGCTGAGCTCGTCTGGCTGGAGCAGAGACGCCTCGGGCTGGGGCGCCTCGACAATGACCGGATCCTCGGGGACCCGCCGCTGCGGCGGACCCTGTTCCGTCTCCTGTGGGTAGGCAACTCGGGACGCTGCGCCACCTGCGGGGCTCAGGAGGGGTTCTGCCGCGTCGAGTCCTGTATCCGGACCAGGATCACGAAAAAGATTCTCCTCGGCTCGCTCTACGAGTCCGGGGAGAGTGTGGAACAAGCAGCTGAAAACGTGACGCCCCCCGGCGCCCCCGGATCCGTAAGGCCCCGGGTTATGGCGTCGGGGGGGACACGTTCAGCGATCAGCCACGGTCGCGGCTAGGACTCTAGACCTCTAGACCTCCTAGACGCAAGCACCCGGCTCGTCACCGGCATGAACTCACCGTCAGAGGGTGTTTGATCCCGCGCCATCCAGAGCACACTCCACTGGCCGTAACGCTACACCTGGAGTCCCCCCGCTTGCCGAAGCGGCGTGACGTCGCCGGTTCGTGTCGCACCGGTGACACATCCCCGACGTTAACTGTCTCACCGGTGCGACACTGTGAACTTGGAATCCCACTCCAAATCCGTCACCCCCGACACCCCCAAACCGAGACCCCGCCCCGAAAACAGCGGCGCCTATGACCTCGAGACCGAGACCCTCGAGCGAGGAGCAGTGTGCCAACCGTCGTACCACCTCAGGTCTCTTGGCATAGCCTTGCCTTCGCTGCGCTCGGCATGTGAGATCAGAGAATACGATGATAGAGCCAGGATGCGTGACAGGAATTGAGGAGAGGCCAGGCTAGGTGACAGAGGTTAGGGAGAGGGTACATCCCCCCCCACCCCGCCGGCCAGGTTGACATGCCCGGGTTAGCTGTGGCTGTCAGCGTTCTGTCAGCAACCAGTCAGCTGCGGTTCAGGTGATGTTTCACGTGGAACATGACGAGAACGCGAAAGAAATGAGTAGGTCGCGGAAAGATTCCTTCGAGGTTAAGCAAGGATTTCGCGAGGTTCTTCGCTTTCTCTTTACCCTCTCTCTCTCGCCCCTCTCACTCTCTGTAGTGGATCGGATGCCAGCACGGTGGGGTGAGGTCGCGAAATGTGAGACTAATTTAGGCCTTGACAGAGTGTCGCATGGGTGAGACGATCACGGTGGACATAGGAGCGCCCCACGACGGAGACGTCGCGGGTGGGACTCTCGAAAGTTACCTTGGCGTAAAGCTAGGCCTATCGTGGCCTAAGGTGCTCGCTCCAACCGATGCTTGTATCGCCCGCCCACTACGTGGAGGTCCACGTTGTCGGGACAGACTCTCTCTCTCTCGGAACCCTGCGATTGTCGGGGACGACGATGAGAGGATATCGAGAATGCCGACATGGAATGAGGCGGCGACAACGCCGGACCTATTCGAGGTCCTGGCCGATGCGATCCGGGCAAATACCCTTGAGGTCACTGGCCCCGAACGTGACTACCGGCCGGTACATCGAACGACGACGACGAGGCCGCGGCGCACTCCCCGAGACTTCCTGGACAGCCTGTTGAGCGACGGTATGCCGCTCGGCTCGGCGGTCGGAGTAGCGCAACGGTGGATCGCCGGCGGCGGTGACCATCACAGCACCTACACGGTGGCCACGGTGGCACCGGTGGAGCTCGGCGACCGTAGACGACCACGGACACGGTTCGTCGGACTGACCGCCGGGGCAACACCACCCCTACACCGCAGCGTAAGCAGCGGCCGGAGTGTGTCACCAGTGCGACAGAGACGACGGGGCGAGACGGCGCTGGACCGTGCCAAACGGTGGCGGGCGATGCGCTAAGGCAC